CATATTAGTACAAGTATTAAAGAATACTAATCTTGGTTCTTCTGTAAACTCATCTACTTGTAATCTTCTGTGTATTTCATTCTTTCCAGATACACGACTGCCTTTACTTCTATCAGAAGGTCTAAATCTACACCCCTTCATAATCATCTGTTCAGCCAAAGAAGGACCAGTATCCCCACGTTTATGCCAAAGAGAACTATCCAGAACCCCATACTTAATATTTCCATCATCAGCTTCAGCATCCAATATCATATCTGCCAAATCTGTGGCAAGTACTTTGCTACAATACAACTCTCGATATACAATAATCTGCTCGTCTGGAGAAACAGCAAACCACAACACACCACTATAAGAGCCATAACCATAATCGCAAGCACGAAATTTAACCCAATTTCTTGGAATTGAAAAAGGCTCAACAACGTGAATATTCCTATCAAACTCAGTAAAAGCAGCACCTTCTTTAATATCCCAATCACCATCAAGCAACTGCTTACGTTGGTGTTCAGGTAAGGAAAGAAGCATTGCTTCATAGTCACCTTGCTCAGACAAGTATGGGTTGTCTGATAATCTTGCAGGGATAAATCTACGTTTGAATAGAGCTTGTCCTGCTTTACTATGTCCTTTTGGATAGGAAAGAACATTTCCTGATTCAATATCTGTGGCATCAAATTGTCTTCCGTACGGTGCAGGGTCAATGAACATTTTCTTGACCCACTGATGTCCCGGACCTCCGGGGTTAGTTGTTGCTCTCATATACACAGGTAAATCATGTGCAGTAGAACGCAAACGTGAACGCATATAGTTCCAAGCGTACGGAGTAGACCACTGAGTTAATTCGTCAAACCCTATCCAACTAAATGCCAACCCTTGATAACGAAGTACATCATCATCTCTGTCTAGGTATGACATCCATAACCTTGCACCTGATGGTGCTTCCCATTGCATCTTTCTTTCTGACCACTTAATACCCTTCCATATTTGAGGATACATTTCCTTAGATTTAAATATTAGTTCTCTAAGTTCTTCTGTTGTGTGTCGCAGTAGCAACCCACTAAATGATGGATGACCCATGTAACGTAAAGGGTCTGCAAGCATGGCATAACTCTTTCCACCTCCTGCTGAACCACCATATAATACTTCTCTTTCACCTGCTGCAAGAAACTCTGTCTGAGGTCCTTGGTTTGGTTTAAATATTACGTTTTGTTCTTCTACAGGTACTGCTTCTATAGCATCTAATTCCTGTATATTAGGCTCTTGCACCTGTTCTTTCTTCTTCGATGGCTTTCGCCTTTTCGATTGCTTTCTGGGCATACTCGGACCATCTTTTGAGAGTTCTAGCTTTGTCCTTACGTTGTTTTTCATGCATTAACCTTTTTCTTAACCCTACGTGAGATATTACTCTACCTGTTTTTTTAGTAAGCCAATTTGCTATTTGTCTATAGGAATATTGTTTTGTATATTTTCTAGCTAACTCTATTGCTTCTAATTCATATGGTATGGGGTCAAGTAAATTTTGGTCTTTCTTATTTAATTCGTAACCAAAAGGAATGATACGTGCTATTCGTGGTATCTGTATCCATTCTTTTTGTTCTTCATCTTTTAAGTCTGTTGGTTGTGGTAACTTCCACTTGCCTACACTTCTATCCATCATTCTTTGCAGGTAATAGCATAACACCACCAGTGCTTTCTACTTGCATCTTCTCAGTCTTCACTAAGCCTGTCCTGTCTAGTAATTCTTTAGCTGCCATCATCTTATCTTTTAGACCTAGCTCTGTAGGGTCATATAAGCCACCGACCATAGCCATTGCAGCTTTAGGTGCGTTCCTACTCATAAACAACTGCGTAGCTTCTAGTATTTCATCCTTCATGGACTTTACTATATCTGTAGTGTTTGATGTGTCAGAATAACCTGCTAGTTTTTTAGCAGTTATTATATCACCATTAGCTTCATCAAATAAGACTGCTAAAAACTTTTGTTGTCTTTCAGTTAGTTCTCTACTCATACTGGTATATTCTCTCTATGATACTGCCTATCAACGATTGCTATTAGACGTTTAGCTCTATTGGGTGTTTGTTTAAACCAACGAGAGTTTTCCATCTCGTCTGCCATTCTATGCCAATCCAAATCTTCTACGGCAGCAATCATGTTTTTAAATTTGGATAGTCTAGGTCTACCTAATTGAAAACACATATTAGCTAATACGTGTTGTATATCGTCAGGCAGATTATCAAATTGCGAAAATAATAGGTTACAATCTTTTATAGTTGTTTCTATGTCTTTCGCAAACCAGTCATTCACTTGTTCATTTGGTATTGGAGTTCCTATAGGTCCTGAATAAATATCTTCATCCCATTCAGTAATAAGATGTCCTATACCCCCTGTTAAATGTCCAAGTGAGCATCTATATGTTTCATACTTTATACCTTCGTCTTTTGATATTTCGTCTTGTAGTTTTATTAAGTTCATTTCTTCCCCATAATCTTCATAGCCTGACCTGCACCTTTAATACCAAAGGATGCACTAATTGCTATAAACAAAAGATACTGATACCACTCAGGTAGTGTATTCAATACCTCAAAGCCTACTCTTACATATTCTGTCATGCTAGGTATAAATACAAGTATAGCAGGTAATAACAAAACAATCAAGGCAAATTCGTCTTTCCAAGAATTATCTGAAGCATCTGCCATAGATTTTTCCCATGCCACTTCACCTGTAGCAACTTTCTCAGCTACAACTGCTTTAGCTCTAGCTTGTGCTACTTTAGCCTGACCATCTGCTTTGACCTTCTCAACCTTACTACTCATCCAAGAACTAGCGAGGTTTGCGATTGGTCCTATTAATGCTGTTAACATCGTTGTCTCCTTTATGTTCGTGACCCATCCAAATGCCAAAGACACCTGTCATCACACCCATAACTACTGATACAAAAGCTGACTGTGCTGCTGTTGGATTATCTAAGTCCATAAACCATTCAGCACATCTCCATGACATTACTGTACTAGCTAACATCATAAATCTAGGAAGTATCTTCCATTTTAAAAACGTCTCTACACTCATCTTATACAATTACAAGCTTCTTTATTAAACTTTGCATCTATCCAGCACTTACCATAGTACAGAACAAATAACCACACTGTGAATAAAACACCTTCAACGTAACTAAGTTCATTCCACGCATCTAATATCATGTTATCCATTATAGTCTCCTAGTTCCTTCTTTTTCTTGTTTTTCTCTTAGAGCTTTCACGTGCTTGTTGAAGAGATAGTTTCCTAGCTTCAGCAGCGGCTTCGCCAAGTTTAAGTACAATTTGTCTTTTCTCATCTAAATCTCGCCGTTTTTCTAGCAATCTTTTTGGGTTGTTTAGCCACTTGTCTACCTGCTCTAGTTGCTTTGCGTTTAACAGCCGAAGTGGCGGCGTATTCACTGGGAGAAAGAGCCTTAATTGCCGCTTCAGGTAGATAACGTTCACCGGTAGCTTTTGACCCTTGTGTACTAGGTTTACCACTTTTAGTTCTCCACTTTTGCTTTGTCCAGTTTGCTAGTGACTTTTGTGGTGCTTTCATATGCTTCCTTAATTTCTTCTATTGTTCTGTTACATCCTATGCAGACATTCTCTTGCAACGTGCAGATGCCTATACATGGAGTTATAATCTACCTGTCCACTTAGCTACAAACCAAGCTGCTAATCCTGCAAAGAATATAATGACAATGAAACCTATACTGTATCCTACATATTCCATTATCTCTTCTTGACGTTTCTTTGCCATCTTTTCTTGATAACGCCTAGACTTTCTTGCTTCTGCTTGAAACTGTTGCCAGTCTTGCCACAATCCGGGTCTACCTAGATATATCATCATCTTCTTGAGTTCTTCTTCTTTTTCTTTTATCTGCTCAAGAGCCATGAACTCTTCTAAGTCTCCACCCCCTATACCTTTAGCTTTTTTCTTTTTAAGGTTTTTCTCTATGGCTTCTTTAGAAAATACAAAATCTGATATATGTTTAGCACAACCTGAAAGTTCCTTACCGTTAGATATAAAACTCTTGATTACACCAAAGGCTGCATTTGCTGCTGCGAGTTCTGCTAACATTATCTTTTCCTTCTAGGTTTACAGTAGGCTGTTATCTGTAGATTAGCTCCTTCCAACTGTGGTACTGACGGTTGCTTGTGTAATCTCTCTGCAAAGTACAAGCATCTATCTATGTCTTCAAAGGTTTGTGTTTGGTCTACTACTCTTAATCCCATCATAAACACTAACACAAACTCAATCATTACCTTTTTCTGCTACCTTATCTTCGTGACATTCACAATTACATTCGTCACAGTCACATTCGTAACATTCACAAGTATCACACTTTTCTTTTGTCATTCTCGTGTTTCCTTTTTAGTTGTTCTTTTGCTTTTTTTGCGAGAGCTGCTTGCTCCCTCTTCCCAGATACTTTGGCTCGTTGTTCAAGGACAGTAAGTATTTGTATCTTTCTCGCATATGGTTTATTGATTCTTTTAACTTTTGCAATGGTGTCTTTGGCATCGGTGACCGTGGCAAACTTGATGCTAACTGTGTCTTTAGGGTTTTCATCCGTGTATAATCGTCTATCACTACCTTTCGGTTTTTTACCTGTGCCAACTTTAGGGTCTGCCTTTTTCTTTTTTGCCATTATCCTCTATATCCACCACCTGCTTTTTTGTAGGCTGATGCGACCATTTGTGCTTTTCTGGCTGACCATTGACCGGGAGCACCCCCCTTACCACCTGCTTTGATACGATTGAATATGTTCTTACGCATTGTAGGTTTGGTATAATTCCCTGCAGCATTGACTGTGCTTCCACCCTTGTTTAGTTTTAAAGCTGATAAAGTTTTAGCTTGACCTGCATGTGCCTTACTAGCTTTCTTTAATTTACTTACTACTTTTTTTATTACTTTTTTTGCTTTTGGTTTCGCTGTTCGCATCTCTATCCTCATATAGATTATTAAACGTAGTGAATGGGTCTAAGTAAGATTCATGTGATTCTGCCGAGTGTGTCCACTGTGATGGTGCAAAGTCAGGTGCTCCTTCTCCTGTAACCCACAGAGCAGGACTTGTAGCTCTTACTCTGTTATTTGGCAGTGCAACAATGTTGCCTGTCCATTTTCCTGCATCCAACAAGTACATCACGTGTGACTGTTTATGCTGTGCAGGGTCATCTGCTATGTCACTGTCTGTATAGTCAACAGTAAACATATACTTAGCTGTGTAGAACTCATTGCCTATCTTACATAACCACGGACTAGAACTAACTCTGTCCATCACTATGACACTATGGTTTCTTGATTCACAATCCCAAGGTTGACATAAGTGGTCTTCCATTGGCTCTGCCCATTCATCTACAGGTATGTCGGCTACAAGTGCTTGTATTGGCATCCTTGCCCACATTGCACCACCGTGTACATTGTCATCTTCTGTACAACCTGTGAAGACTACCTGAAAACTTAGTGACCTATCAGGTATGGTATTAACTGCGAAAGCTAGTGCGTGTAGGTATTCACCGTGATAATTCATATGATTACAAGTGAACTCCTTACGTACCCAACATTTAAAATGTGGTACGTTACTTATAAGATATGACATTACTTACGTTTAGCTGCTCCACCACGAGAGTACATCTTAGTCTTCTTAGCTGCTCCACCCTTAGCCATGTATTTAGTCTTCTTCATGCCACCTTTAGCCATATACTTTGTTTTTTTCTTCATCATTGTTTAAGCACTCCTGTTTACTTTACCTGCGTTTTTATTTCGCTTGTATGACCTATTAGTTGAAGCTTTCACTACACTAAATTTACTTTTCTTTTTTAGGGCATTACCCCCTACGTGATGTACATCCTTACCATCACCTTTTTTAACAAGACCTTTACGTTCCATAATCCTTCTAGCAAGATTACGATTGGCTCGTTTCTTTTTTACTACAGGCTTAGAATCATACTTTTGTTCTTTTTTATAATTTCTAGCCATTTTTCTTTATGTTCATGTAGGCTTCAGGACTAGCTTTTTTTAAAGCAAGTAACCCTGCATTATCAGTGACTGAACCACCTGCTGAGTACATATGTTGTTTGCCACCTACACTGCCACCATAAGCCATCTTAGTTTTCTTCTTAGTATCTTTAGGTTTTCTACCACCACCCATGATAATAATAGCTATTCCATCTTTCTTTTTCATGTGTCACCTATTTCTTTTTTACTTTTGCATAATTCTTAGCAGACATTCTGCCTTTAGCAAACTTTTCTCCGCCACGTTTCTTTAACTCGTCATATGTAAACTGAGCATCGTAAGAAGATGAATTACTTATATTACTTCTTTTCTTCTTAACTACTTTTTTAAGTTCTTCTTTTTTAACTTTAGTTGAAGGTGCTTTCTTAGGTTTCTTAGCTACTGTATCTTTCTTCTTCATTTTTACAGGAGCAGTTCCGCCTTCCATATTGTCTGTTCTTCTAACTTTACTTTTTGACAGGCTGTCCACTCTACCCATACCAAAGTCAGTCTTCTTTTTCTTTTTAGGTCTTGGTTTAGGCATTTCACTTGCACTAAGGTTTGTACTCTTTACACCACTCTTTGTGCCTAGTTTATCTGCTGCTATTTGTGCAGTCACACTTCCAAGTGTTTTTAATTTACTTGCACCGCCTACTTTCAAAGGTTTATTGGTTGTACCTTCAATAGTTTCACCTTTACGTTTAGATGTATTTACTTTAGTACTAACATTCTTTTTAGGTGGTATCACTTCACCTTCAAACACTTTTTTCTTAGGCGATTTATTTGGTTTACTTATTGCTGTAGACTTAGGCTTTGTAACATTACCACCACTACCACTAGGCTTTGTAACAGATGTACCTGTTGTTTTATTCTGTCCTAGTTTAGCTGTTATCTTAGGTAGTTTGCTCATAGTCTTAGGTTGACCATATTTCTTAGTCAAAGCCTTTGTTAGTTTTTTAACTGCTCTTCCGCCTTGTGAACGGATAGCTGAAGCTATTGTAGGTGTTGCAGCTCTTACGAGTGCCTGTCCTACGATAAATAATAGAGGTAGTGCCATTTTATTCTCCTGTTACCACTTTACTTTATGTGACCAGTATTTAGCTGATAACTTAGTAGTGGGTTTACCTTGAGCATTATGTCTAGCATAATAACTCTTCTTACGTGCTTTATCCTTCGCTGAAGTAGGATTTTTACCAGCACCACTTACCCCTTGTTGTCCAAAACGAATAAGCTTCATGTTATGCCCTTCGGCAGCTAACACCATATGTGATTTAGTCTTGTGGTCAGGTGTTCTCTTAGGTTTGTTCACACCCTTTAGTCCATGTTTCTTGAGCAACGCTGCTCGTCTATTTTCATGTGCCATAGTTTATATTCTCATCTTATCTGAATCTTTGTCCTCATAGCACTTATACTTCAAGGCTTGGAATGTAGGCATATAGTCTGGTAGGTCAGCAGCCATTTCATAGGTACGTACTATACACTCCTGCTTCGTTTTATATGGACCTTCCAAATCTTTCAATGTATGACACACATCTGAGTTACCAATCATGCATACAAGTACATATGCTTCAAACATTAATTTATCATCCCCTCTGCTTTCATTGCAGTCTCCACGTGCTTTAATGTATATCGTACACCTGTGTCAGCTTCAATGGCAGCACGTACATAAAACACGGAACTGTGGGGTATATGTAAATTCTTTAATGTGTTAGTATGAATGGCATAATAAAATGCTTCCAACATATTCTCTGGTGTGTATAGTTGTACTGATTTTCGTTTCATTGTCAAGTATCTTTTTTATATTAGTACGGAGATTAATTAATACTGTTCATTTAAGTGTTTACATTTATATGTTCATGTAAGTGTCTTTATCATCTTTATTCTATAAACAGTTATATGTATCATTTATATGATATGACCTAATTATACTCGATTTTGGTCAGCTTGTCAATAGGGCAAAATAAAATAAATATTATCGTGTGATAAATATGTCACACTTTATGTATATATGAGATGAGTTACCTAAGTGGTTAACACTTTATATTTCCCATCTGTGTATTTCTCCAAGCATATATACGTGACCCCCCCTAGTGGCTGCTGCATGGGGCTGCTAACTAGCCGATAAAACATAAAGGGAAGGTCAAAAATTGTAATAAAATAATGTTAATCAATAAAAATAATAATTAATAATGTAAAATATCTAATAAAATCAATTAGTTATGTAATATAAACAACTAACTAATAATTAGTTATTTATTTAATTGTATTAAAATATAATGATTTGCAGAATAAGACCGCATTTAAAATGGCGGTG